AAGAGCAAACCCGCAAGGAGCAGATCCTCAAGAGCCCCGGCAAGGGGATCCTCGCGGGCCTGCGCGAACTCCAGGAGTCGGAAAATGCAGCCCAGCGATGAAGCGACACCCCAAGAGCGCGAGCGAGCCGTCCGGTTCTGGGAGGAAGTTGTGAGACCCGAGATGAACACCCGCGAAGCAACCAAGCCGAAAGAAACACCCTGGCAGGCGCTGGAGCGTCTGAAGGCAGAAGCAGGCAAGCCCGTCGTGATCGGCCCCGGCCTCGCCAAGATCCTCGCAGGCATGAAGAAGGGAGCGGCCGCGTGAGCAACAAGCTGAAAGCCCGCGCAGTGGCGAAGATCAAGGCCGATTGGCTCGCCGGTGCCAGCCTCTACGATCTGGCTGCCGAGCACGGTGTCGGCCCCAAGGCCATCTGGTACCACGTCAAGGATCTGAAGCGGGAGAACGCCCCGCCGCGAGGCCGCCGCCGCTCGATCGATTACGCCAAGGTCGCGCAGTTGAAGGATCAGGGCTTCCGCGATGTCGAACTTGCAGAGCGGTTCGGCGTGACCCGGTGCCACATTCACAAGGTGATGCGTGAACTCCGTTCCGAGCGCATGAGGGCCGCCGCATGAGCGCCCAGCCCGAAAGGAAACGCTATGCCAACACCGGCAAGGTCATCATCGACCAACGGGAGCTTCTCCGCATGCTGGAAGAGGGGCTGAAGAAAGCGGACATCGCTCGTCACTACGGCGTGACCAGCTCGGCCGTCACGAAATCGATCAAGAGGATGGCAGCATGAGGCGCCGGATCACCGACGAGATGAAGGCCGCTATCCTCAAGGCTTGGCAGGCTGGCACCAACCCGCTCGACATTCAGATTGAGTTCGGCATCGGGCAGACGTCGCTCGAGAAGATCGTAAAGGGCGTTCCGAGCGGACGGCGACCGGGCAAGCGTCGGGCGTTCGATTATGCCGAGGCCGCCCGCCTGCGAGACGCGGGGCTCAAGCCCCCCATGATCGCGGAGCGCATGGGCGTCCACGAGAACTCCATCCGCCGAGCCCTTCGCTCAATCCGCCAAACCGAGACCGCCCGCATGGAATGGAAGGCAGCAGCATGAGTGTCCCGACCGAAGAGCAAGAGCGGCGCAATGCTGCCGAGCACCTGCGGAGGCAACTATGGGCCGAGATGGCAGGCTTCGCTCACCTTGTCGCGGCAGACGCGTTCAAACGGGACAAGCCAGAGCCCATCGCTGAGCTCCGCGAGTATCTCGACCGGATTGAACGCCTGAATGGATGGGCCAAGGCATGAGCACGAACCTCCCCCGCTTCGCCCTCTCTGCCGATCCCAACTGGCTCGAGTTGCTTTCGCCGGAGGCTCGGGCTTTCCTTGAGGGGAAGAGCGACAGCCCCGGCAAGGAATATCACTTCACCGGCACAGAGCTGCCGAACCATGATCCGCCCGAGACCTTCGACGGGATGCAATGGTTCGTAGTCGTCTGCAATCCCAAGTGCGAGAGGAGGGCGCAGCTCGGCCTCCGTCGTGCCGGGTATCAGACCTATCTGCCCCAGACCAAGAGATGGGTCGTCCATGCCAGGAAGAAGGAGGAACGGGAGAACCCGTTGTTCCCGAGGTACTTGTTCATTGGTCTGCGCCCTGATCAGGACTTCTACAAGCTCCGTGGGGTGGATGGGGTTGAGGGCGTGGTGCGTGATGGCTATGGCGTGCCTGCCCGCATCCCAGCGCCGGAAGATCGCCCGCACCCTCTCGCACGCATCCTAGAGAGGGAACAGGCCGGCGAATTCGACTTCACCCGCCTGCCTGACCTGGGGCCGCAGTATCAGCCGGGAGAGGCCGTGCGGATCGCCTCGGCAACGCTCTCGGCCATCCAAGGGCAAGTGGCGGCCATGCTGTCAAAGGGCAGGGTAGATGTGTTGGTCGAGTTCATGGGGCGAATGACCAAGGTCCAGGTGAAGGCGAGTGAGTTGGAGCGACTCGAGGCGGCTGAGTAATGACGAGCATAGAGCGTTTCTTCGACAAGGTGCTGCCTGAGCCGAACAGCGGTTGCTGGCTTTGGACAGGCGCAGTCAATAGCAAGGGCTACGGCTCCTTCTCCCTGGACGGGAAACTCATGACCGCCCACCGTGCCTCATGGCTCATCCATAAACGGAGGGGCACCGGTGGGTTGATGATCTGCCACCGGTGCGACACGCGAACCTGTGTGAACCCGGATCATATGTTCCTGGGGACGAATACTGATAACCAGCGAGACTCGATCCAAAAGGGACGCAGGCCACCGACCAGCGGAGAAATGAACCCTCGCGCTCGTTTATCGGAGAGCGACGCCGTTGCGATCTTGCAAGATACGAGAACGCAGAAAGTCATAGCAGCTCAATATGGTGTCTCTACTTCGACAGTCGCCATGATCAAATCGGGTAGGAATTGGCCCCATCTAAGGAGGACAGCAGAATGAGCAATCAGGCAGAACTACACAACAAGATCGCAGGCGAGATCGTGGCATCCATCGTCCTGCCTCCTATTGAGGCGGGCGGCGACTTCAAGGATGTGCTGGTCGTCTTGGAAAGCGTCATCATGGGTGTGATGCTCGTAACGGCCCGGATCGGAGGCGATGAAGTCGTGCTCGACGCGGTGGTTGCGAGAGTGAAGGAGCGCCTTGCCGAGAAGCGCCTCGGCGACATCGAAACGGCAGGGAGAGCCTGATGCAGATCGGACGAATTGAGGGATGCACCCGTGTGCTCGGCAAGAGCCAAGGCTATCTCGGCCTCCCCCTCCGAGACGTGCTCTTGCACGACACGGTGAATGGTCCTGGCACGCCTGCCATGCAAACCGTTTGGGAGCCGACCCCCGACGAGATTGCGGCTATTGTTGCCGGTGCGCCGATCATGCTCACGGTGCTCGGCACGGCCCATCCGCCCGTCATGGTCGGCGTTGGGGAGTTGCCCGAATGAGCGACATTGTTGAACGACTTCGGGCTGACGCGGAACACGCTAAGGCGAACCTCCCGAACATGATCAAGGCGGTTGAGATGGGAGCGGAGACGGCCAGCCGCGCTGCTGACGAGATCGAGGCCCTGAAGGAACAACTGGCCGAAGCGAACCGCTTCTACAGCATCGCAGAGGCAGAGAATGGGCGGCTTGCCGGTAAGATCGAGCGCCTCAAGCGGCAATTCGAGGACTACGTTGAACGGGTGCAACAAGACATCGCGCATCTGAAAGCCGAGCGCGACCTGTTCCGGCGACAGCTTGACGAGGCAGAGGCGCAACTCAAGCAAGCTTGGAGCGAGATCGATGCGCTGAGGGCAGAACGCGACGAGTTCGCCAGCAGAGCAACCGATTGGCAGATCACCGCCGAGGCTCACGCGGCCACCATTGAGAGCGAGAACGGACGCATCTGCGAACTGCTGGAGGAGAACCTTCGGCTGCGCGACCCTGAGAACCTACGCCTCTATGCCAACACCCACGAGGGCAAAGACAAGTGGCTTGAAACAAATGGCTCTCTCTATCTCAAGTGGTCGGTCGTGGCGGATTATCTACGCGTTTCGCCTAGAAAACGATCAGCAGTTAAGGAGCCACCCCCGGATTGGATGGGCGTCCTCCATCCGTAGGGGATAACCTTCCCAGACTCTTGAAACCAGAGGCCTTTCACGGTAGTTATATCAACACAAGGACAGTGGATGACTGAGGCAGCGCCCGGACACCCGCTGTCCGTTAGGCGTTCCCTACTACGCCACGGCAATCCCTAAAAATCAGGTGCCTCATGCCAGCAGCCCCCACTGCTGAGCGGGTTCGCGAGTTGCTGTCTTATGACCCTGCAACCGGAGAGTTCCGCTGGCGCGTCTCCTATATGAAGGTCAAGGCAGGTGATGTGGCTGGATGCCGCCGCTACGACCGAGACGGCGACTTCTACATCATGATTAAGGTTGATGGCCGCATGTGCTGTGCTCATCAGCTTGCTTGGCTCTACATGACCGGCGAATGGCCGTCTCTTCAGGTGGATCACAAGAACCGCGTGAAGCACGACAACCGATGGGAGAACCTTCGGCAGGCCACGGACTCGCAGAACAAGGCTAATCGCCCTGTACGATCTACGTCCAAGACCGGCGTCAAGGGCGTGAAGCTGCGGAAACAGGATGGCGTCTATGAGGCCAACATCACCGTTAACGGCAGGCCCAAGTATCTCGGTCGGTTCAGCCGCCTAGAAGATGCCGAGAAAGCCTATATCGAAGCTTCTCGCCGCTACCATGGCGAATTTTCTTTCGCCGCTTAGACCATGTCCAAGCGCAAAACGTACATCCGCAGCCTTGATGATACTGTGATGGTCGAGGTTTCTCCCGGCATCTATGTGCAGATGGCCATTGCCGAGCGAAACGGCTGGCTGAGGTAGAGTGATGGACTTCGGATTAGTTCTCTACCTTATCGTCTGCTTCTTGGCTGGCTTCCTCGTCCACCGCTACTTGGGCTAGCCATGGACATCCTGCTCCGCTTTCTCACCCTAACGCTCTCCCAGAACAGGGAAGAGCTTCTCCGTTCCGAGATGCTGAAGCGGCAGATCCTCATGATTGCCCGAGACATTCACCTGGCCTGAAAGACCGAACATGAACCGTCGTGTCTTCCTTCGCTTCCTTGGCCTCGCCCCTGTGGGTGTAGCTGCTGTGGCTGCTGTGCCCTCGGCGAGGCCAACAACCGTCTATCCTTGGCCGCAGCCTATCCGCCATTGCGGTGGGTATGTGAACGGTAAACCCTACCTCGTAGGGGAGCACGGGCCAGAGGTTTATCAGGCAATGTCCTGTCTTGGGATCGCGCCGAACGAAGCCCGCAAGTTGAGTTCCAAGCAGGTGCTTCATATCATCCGCGCCGCAGCCTGAATGCCCAAGCCCCTAGACAATTCGGCTTCAGAAAGGGAGAATCGGTCCATGGAATATCCGGATCTCGCTCTCCTTAACAGGTGCCTGTCCTACGACCCAGAGACAGGCCGGTTGACTTGGAAAGAACGCCCTGGCCGCAAGGGCACGATTAACCCCGGCGATGAAGCGGGAACTCCGATTGCTGGAGGCCATCGCCAAATCAGAATACTAGGCCGCCTCTATAAGGCGCACCGCATCATTTGGCTGATGATGACAGGTGAGGAGCCTGTCGGGGTTGTAGATCACATCAACGGTGACCCGCAGGATAACAGGTGGGAGAACTTGCGGCTGGCCTCAATAGCCGAGAATTCCCGCAACTCACGGCACCGGACTAACAGCGCGTCCCCTTTAAAGGGAGCGTCGTTCAATAACCGCGACAAGCGCTGGGTAGCTCAGATCACTGTGAACCGTAAGTACCACCACCTAGGCATGTTCGACACTGCCGAGGAGGCGCATGAGGCTTACAAGAGAGCCGCCGAAAGGTTGCATGGTGAGTTCGCCCGTTCGTCCTGAACTACGCAGAGCCCGTAACAGGGAATACGACGAGCGCAGAGGCTCAGCCCGAGAGAGAGGCTACAACTCCCGATGGGAGAAAGCCCGCAAGACCTACCTGATGCGCAATCCCCTGTGCGTGATGTGCCAGAAGGAAGGGCGAGTGACTGCGGCTACCGTGGTTGACCACATCATCCCGCATAAGGGCGACACTGCCCTCTTCTGGGATACCGAGAACAACTGGCAGGCCTTGTGCAAGCCCCATCACGATAGGGACAAGCAGCGAGAGGAGCGAGGGCGCTTCCAGGCTGTAGGGCTGGATGGCTGGCCCCTAGAGAGCTAACCCATGGGATATCGAGACATCACAGCCGCCCAAGCTCGGGCGGTTTTTTCGTATGACCCTATGACGGGCATCGTCTCTCGCAGGGTCAAGAGCACACGTGGAGAAGCGGGCCCCGTCAGCAACGACAATGGTGATGGCTACTCTCGCGTCGTCTTTGCGGGCTGTCGGGTCTATCTGCACCGCCTCGTATGGCTCCTCCATTATGGCGAGTGGCCAAAGGGTCAGATCGACCATATCGACGGCAATAGGTTGAACAACGCCATCACCAACCTGCGGGATGTGCCGCACGAGATCAACGCCCAGAACGAACATCGGGCAAGGAAGAACAATCACAGCACGGGCGTGCTTGGCGTATCCTATGTGCCCTCGCGCAAGAAGTACGAGGCCAACATCACAGTGAGTGGGCAGAAGGTCCACTTAGGTCGGTTCGATACGGTCGAGAGAGCACAGATCGCATACCTGACGGCCAAGCGCGCCTATCACGAGGGCTGCACGATATGAAGGAAGTCTGGGTCGTTGCCCGTCTCCTTCCTCACCAGAGCCCCGATGCATGGGAACTCGATGGCGTCTATGACACCAAGGAAGCGGCACTTGCTGCATGTGTCGATGACCAGACACAGGCAGTCCGGTTCGAGGTGAACAAGGACTATCGAGACATCCAAGAGTTCGAGATCGCCCGGCCTGAGTGACCCCAGGGGGGTATCTGAAACTCTAGCGCCTTTCCGCCATGGACCGGCGCCCCACCCAAAACTCGCGCAACCGCGAAATTGAAAAGAAAAACTGGTTTCAGTCATGAAGGGCAGGAAGCCCAAGCCGACGCACCTCAAGCTGGTGACCGGTAATCCCGGCAAACGGGCCATCAATCCGGCTGAGCCCAAGGCCAAGAGGTCGAGGCCTTCGGCTCCGAGCCACATGAGCGACAAGGCCCGCGAGACCTGGGGCTATGTTACCGGTCTCCTCGATCGCATGGGCATCCTGACTGAGGTCGATGCGCTGGCCCTTGAGATGCTGTGCGAGGCCTACGCGGATTTCCTGGCGGCCTCTGCGACCCTGAAGGAACTCGGGTCGGATTATTACGAGACGACGAACCAATCCGGTTCGACCATGTACCGGGCGCACCCTGCGCTCGCAAAGAAACAGGACGCAGATCGGCGCATTCGTGGCTGGCTTGCCGAGTTCGGCATGACACCGAGCGCCAGGTCGCGCGTGAAGGCAGATGGCGAGCAGGAAGAGGACCCCGCGGAAGCCTACTTCGGATGATGTGGTGACGGCTTGGGCCGAGGATGTCGTCTCAGGCAAGGTGATCGCGGGCCCGCACGTTCGGAATGCCTGCCGGCGCCATCTCCTCGATCTGGTCGAGGGGCCTAAGCGTGGGCTGATCTGGGATCAGGATGCAGCCAAGCGGGCAATCAAGTTCTTTCCGGATGTCCTGCGGCTGAAGGACGGGCAATTCGACGGGCTGCCGTTCCATCTGCATCCGTCGCAGGCCTTCAAGATTGGGTCGCTGTTCGGCTGGAAGCGGAAAGACGGGACCAGGCGCTTTCGCCGCGCCTACATCGAGGAAGGGAAGGGGAACGGTAAGTCTCCGCTGGCGGCCGGGATCGGCATCTACGGCATGATGGCTGACAGCGAGCCGGGAGCGCAGATCTATGCCGCCGCAGCTCGCAAAGAGCAGGCGCAAGTCCTGTTTCAGGACGCGGTGAACATGGTCGACCGGTCGCCGCCACTGAAGAAGAGGATCACGACCTCTGGCGTGAACCCGGTCTGGAATCTGGCGGACCTGAAAACGGGTTCCTTCTTCAAGCCCATCTCGCGAGAGGCAGGGCGTTCAGGTTCGGGCCCGCGTCCGCACTTCGCCCTTTGCGACGAGGTACACGAGCACCCAGACCGCACAGTGATGGAAATGCTCGAGCGCGGCTTCAAGTTCAGGCGCCAGCCGCTCTTGCTGATGATCACGAACTCCGGTTCGGATCGAAATTCGGTCTGTTGGGAGGAACACGAGCACGCAGTGCGGGTCGCGGCAGGCACTCAGACACCGGACGACGACTTCACCTTCGTGGGCGAGGTCATAGACGACACGACGTTCTCGTTCGTTTGCTCGCTGGATAAGGACGACGACCCGCTTGAGGATCCGTCCTGCTGGGTAAAGGCGAACCCGCTTCTGGGCGTGATCCTGCAGCCGCAATATCTCGCGGATGTCGTGGCTCAGGCGAAGTCCATGCCGGGGAAGCTCAATGGCATCCTGCGGCTGCACTTCTGCAAGTGGACGGATTCGGAAATGGCTTGGATGCCGCGCCCGACTCTTGAGGCAGTTCTCGCGGATTTCGATCCTGCTGAGCATGTAGGCAAGGAGGTCTGCGCAGGTATCGACCTTGGATCCACGCAGGACATGACGGCGATGGCGTTCATGGTGCAGACAGGCACCGTTGAACGCGAGCGACCAGATGGATCAGTCGCGACTCTGCCGACTTTTGACGCCTGGGTAGAGGCATGGGTGCCGAAGGAGGGCATTGTGGAGCGGGCGAAACGCGACAAGGCCCCTTACGATGTCTGGGAGAAGCAGGGCTGGCTTACGGCGACGGAGGGCAAGCGGGTCCGGTTCGACTTCGTGGCCTCACGGCTCGCCGAAGTGGCTTCTGAGTATGACGTGGTGGCCGCGGCATACGACCGGCACACGTTCCGCAAGTTCGAGGACGAATGCGAGGCCTTGGGCCTTGAAGTGAACTTTGTCGAGCACCCCCAAGGCGGCAAGCGCAGAGCGCGGCCACCGGAAGAGGTGATCGAGGCTGCCAAGAGAGAGGGCAAGGAGCCGCCGCAAGGCCTCTGGATGCCCGGATCGATCTTGGAACTGGAAACCCTGATCCTTGAGGGCCGCATCCGTCTTCGGAAGAGCCCGGTCCTGATCTCGGCCCTGATGTCGGTCGCGTTCGACAAGGATCCTCTCGACAACCGGTGGTTCGTGAAGGCGAAGGCCACCCAGCGCATCGACTGCGCGGTGGCTCTGGCAATGGCCGTCGGCGCGGCGACATCGAACGCGAAACCAGTGAACACACCGTCCGTCTATGAGGCGCGCGGTATCCTGATGGTGTAACGGCATGGGCCTTTTCGACTTCTGGCGCCGCCAGGACCAACCGCAGGCAGTGGCGGCGCCAGATATGCGCCCACGAGCCGAAGGAGCGGTGTTCTACAGCCTCGATGACCCGGCGCTTGCCGAGTTCTTGAGGTCGGGGCGTTCGACGCATTCAGGTGCCGTCGTTGGCGTCTCTGAAGCTATGCGAAACACGACGGTTTTCCGTTGCGTGAGCTTGGTTTCATACTCCATCGGCATGCTGCCGCTGCATCTCCTGCGCGGTGACGACTTCGACAGCGATAAGGCGAGTGATCACCCGCTGTATGACCTCCTTTATGCGGAGCCGAACAACTGGCAGACGGCTTTCGACTTCCGTAGTCACATGCAGCTCAATGCTCTTGTGCACGGGGACGCTTACGCTCGGGTGATCCGGTCGCGTGGTCAGGTCATCCGGCTTGTGCCGATGGACCCGACAAAGACTGAGCCGGTGCAGAATGCCGATTGGTCGGTGTCCTATCGCTACCAGCGGCCGGACGGGAGCCGGGTTGAACTTGCTCCTGAAGACGTTTTCCACCTTCGCGGGCTGTCCATGGACGGCATTCGCGGCCTGTCTCTGGTGAAGCAGGCGGCAGAGGCCATCGGGCTCGCCATTCAGACGGAAGTTGCCGCGGCGCGGTTGTTCAAGAACGGTATGCTGGTCGGGGGCGTGATGGTCCACCCGAACAAGCTGTCGCCAGAGGCTTACGAGAGGATTAAGACCAGCCTTGCGGAGCGCCACGAGGGTGCTGAGAACGCACATCGATGGATGGTGACCGAAGAAGGTATGGAGCCGAAGCCTTTTGCCCCTACCGCTTCGGACTCGCAGCATCTGGAAACCCGCAAGCACCAGATTGAGGAAATCGGCCGCATCTTCGGCGTTCCGCGCCCCCTCCTAGGCGTAGACGATACGAGCTGGGGCTCTGGCATTGAACAACTCGGCATCGGCTTCGTCCGCTATTCGCTCAGCCCTTGGTTTGTGGCCTGGGAGCAGGCCATCCGGCGCACGCTTCTGAAGCGCGAAGAGAAAGAAACCTACAAGCCCAAGTTCAACGAGGGCGCCCTGCTGCGCGGATCCATGAAGGATCAGGCCGACTTCTTTGCCAAGGCGCTCGGCGCCGGCGGACATGCCCCATGGATGAAGGTCAACGAGGTCCGCGGCCTCATGAACCTCAAGGAAGACCCGGACGGCGACAAGCTCGGACAGAGCGCCATGGCCGCACGGACTACGGAAGGAAGCGAGAATGACCCTCCGCAAGCTGCCTGAGATCAAGGCTCTCGACCGTTTATCGGACGATCTTTCGCCGGTCCCGGCAGATCATGCCCTGGCCCGGTGGAAACCCGGCGTTCATGCCGCCGTCGAGAGCGAGGACAATGTTATCTCCGTCTACGACGTGATCGGGGAGGATTTCTGGACCGGCGAGGGCGTGACCTCCAAGCGGGTCGCCGCGGCGCTGCGCAAGATCGGCGGCCAGGATGTCGTCGTGAACGTCAATTCCCCGGGCGGCGACTTCTTCGAAGGCATCGCGATTTACAACCTCCTGCGCGAGCACCCGCACAAGGTCACCGTGAAGGTGATGGGGCTCGCTGCTTCGGCCGCTTCGATCATCGCCATGGCCGGCGACGAAATCCAGATCTCCGAGATCGGCTTCCTGATGGTGCATAATGCCTGGGCTGTCGCGGTCGGCAATCGCCATGACATGCGCGAGGCGGCCAGCACCCTTGAGCCCTTCGATGACGCCATGGCTGCGCTCTATGCGGCCCGGGCGGGTGTGGACAAGAAGCAGGCCGCCAAGTGGATGGACGCCGAAACGTGGATGAACGGCTCCCAGGCCATCGAGAACGGCCTTGCGGATAGCCTGCTGCCGTCCTCCGAAGTCAAAGAGATTGACGACAAGGGCACGAAGGCCAGAGCCGCCGTGCAGCGCGTCGAAGCCGCCCTAGCGCGGCAAGGTTTGCCCCGGAATGAACGCCGTAGCCTCATCGGGGCGCTAAACGGCCACCAAGCCGTAGCTGGTGGTGACCGCCAAGCCGTAGCTGGCGACCTGAGTGCTGACATCCGTCAGTTGATCAACACCCTCCGTTCGTAAGGAACACTATACCATGAATACGCAGTTGATCCCCGGTCGCCGGGGCCTCATTTCCGTGCGCGCCGATACCAGCGGCGACCCCAAGGCGCTGATTGCCGAACTCCAGACGGCTTTCAAGGCCTTCAAGGACGAGCACAGCGAGCAGGTCCAGGCTCTCAAGAAGGGGCAGGAAGACGTTGTGCGCAACGAGAAGGTCGAGCGCATCAACTCCGCGATCACCGATCTCCAGTCGGCGGTCGATGAGATGAACTCCAAGCTGGCAGCGGCCAGCCTCGGTGCCGGCGGCAAGCCCGGTCAGACGCCCGAGCAGGTCGAGTATGCCAAAGCCTTCAACGCTCACTTCCGCAAGGGTGACGTGCAGGCGGCTCTCACCAAGGGCTCGGATGCTGATGGCGGCTATCTCGCTCCGATGGAGTGGGACCGCACCATCACCGACAAGCTCAAGCTGGTTTCACCCATTCGCCGCTATGCGACGGTGCAGGCCATCTCCGGCGCGGGCTTCAAGAAGCTCTTCAACGATCGCGCCGTTGGCTCTGGCTGGGTCGGTGAAACGGCTGCCCGTCCGCAGACCTCCACGCCGCAGCTCGGCCAGCTCGACTTCACCCCAGGCGAGATCTACGCCAATCCGGCCGCCTCTCAGCAGCTTCTCGATGACTCTGAGGTGAACATTGAACAGTGGCTCGCCAACGAGGTCGACACTGAGTTCGCTCGTCAGGAGGGCATCGCTTTCCTATCTGGCGATGGCGTCAACAAGCCCTTCGGCTTCCTGAACTACGCCACCGGTGGCACGGCTGCTGCCCGCCATCCTTGGGGCGCTATCGAGGTCATCAACAGCGGCGCGGCTGCAGCCTTCACCTCCGATGCACTGATCGACATGATCTATGCGCTCCCGTCCGAGTACGCTGGGAACGCCCGGTTCTTCGCTAACCGCCTGTCCTTCGGGGGTATCCGCAAGCTGAAGGACGGCCAGGGCAACTACCTCTGGCAGCCGTCCTATCAGGCGGGCGAGCCGTCCACGCTGGCGGGCGTACCGCTGGTTGACGTGCCGGATATGCCAGCTGCAGCTGCCGGCAACCTGGCGCTGGCCTACGGTGACATGGCCGAGACCTATCTCGTCATCGACCGCATGGGCATTCGTGTCCTTCGCGACCCCTTCACCAACAAGCCCTTTGTCCACTTCTATACGACGAAGCGTGTCGGCGGCGGCGTGAAGAACCCGGCTTCCATGAAGCTGATGCGGATCGGCACCGGCGCTTAAGCCGCATCCTGAGTGACTGCGAGAAGGGCCGCCGCGTGCGGCCCTTTTTGTAGGGGAAGATCATTCGCACGCTCCATAGGAGATGAAAGATATGGCTCAGAAGAAAAAGACCGCGACCTCGACCGAAGAGAATAAGGCGAACGTCGCTCCTGCAACCGAGTTCGCCCCTTCGGGCGCCGCGATCCAGACTGTTCCTGATGTCGACCCGGCGCATCCGGCCGTGGACGACAATCCTCGTGAGAACACAACCGAGGAGCAGAACCGGATCGACTTCAACGACCCGAACCTCAGCGGCCAGGAGGCCGTCGAACGTAATCTCAAAAGGCAGAAGTAATCAGACCGGGGCGGGCGACTGCCCCGGTTCTCCCTCGTGCAAGGCTTGATCAATGCTCGCACCTGTCCGTGTCATGCCGCCTGCTGAAACGCCTGTCTCTCTGGACGAGGTGAAGGCTCATCTGAAGGTAGAGCATACCGATGATGACACCTATCTGAGGGCGCTTATCCAAGTCGTGACTGACCATCTGGACGGCTATAGCGGCATTCTTGGGCGGGCGCTCGTCACTCAGACTTGGCGCATGGATCTGAGGCGCTTCCCGGGTGATAGGGAACTCCGCTTACCTCTGCTTCCGGTCCAAGCGATCTCAGCCATCAATTACTGGGATGCCCTTAACGCCGATCAGACACTCGCCACGAGCGCCTACAGCCTGCACATCAATAGCTTCGGCCCGGTCATCTTGTTCAGCGGCGGTGCCCTTTGGCCTGGGCTCTATAACCGCGCTGACGCCGTGCGCGTGACCTTCGTTGCAGGCTATGGGGATGCAGCTGCCGTTCCGGCTCCCATCAAACATGCCATGCTGCTCATGATTGGGGATCTCTACGCCAATCGGGGCGAGAAAATCCGCGGGGATAGCGTGGCTGAGCCCGCTATTGATGCTCTTCTAGCGCCTTATCGCGTGCGGAGGATCTGATGCCCTCTACTGGCCAACTCCGCGACCGCGTGACGTTTCAGGCACGCAGCAAAATTGACGACGGCTATGGGAACGAGGTCTCCGGCCCTTGGGAGGACAAGTTCACCGTCTCCGCTCGTGTGACCGCATCCCCTGGCCGAGAGACCGTCACCGCTCAACGCCTGCAAGGCATCAACCCTGTCGATGTGTGGGTGAGGTGGTCTGAGCAGACGGCACAAATTCAGACCGAGTGGCGAGCCATTGACGCAAGAGACCCGTCCCGCGTCTTCGCCATCCTCTCCGTCACAGACCCGGAAGAGTATCGGAGGCAGTTCCGCCTCCTGTCCTGCACCCTTGGAGGAGCAAGCTGATGCCCCGCGTCACGTTCAAGCGCGACTTCGATTTCAGGGCCGCCCCTGGCGTGATCCTCGCCAACAAGAAAGGGCAGGCTGGCATTCTCATCACCACAGCGCACGCCAAGGCGGCTGTAGAGGCAGGAGCTGCGACCTATGACGAAGGTTCAGAACCGCGACAGGCTCGTGAAGCGGCTAGCGAAAATCCAGGGAGCGCCTCGGGAAGCAATCCACGACGCTCTCAGGCAAGGAGCCGAGGAAGTCACGGCGATGCAAAAGCGCCTCGCGCCACGAAAGAGCGGCGATCTGCGGGATAGCATCGGCTACACCTTCGGCACCTACCGGCCGGAAAATTCCAACGTCCGCGGCATGACGGCAAGCAGCGGCGGCGGGGACAATGATCTGACCGTCACCATCCACGCAGGCGATGCCAAGGCGTTCTATGCGGCCTTTGTGGAGTTCGGCACTTCCGCCCACGAGATCCGCCCGAAGCGTCCCGGTGGGCTCCTGAACGTCTACGGGCGCTTGCTCACCAGCGTGAACCATCCCGGCGCCACGCCGCAACCCTTCTTCTTTCCCGGCTGGCGAGCGACCCGCAAGCGCGTGAAGTCCCGCATCAGCCGAGCAACCACGAAGTCAATCAAGAAGGCAGCCGGTCAATGAGCGATCCTTCCTTGCCGATGCAGGGGGCCTATGTGGCGCGGCTCAAGTCGGAGATCTCTGAAGTCGGGGGGCGCGTCTATGACAGCATCCCGGCAGCGGCGACTTTCCCATATTTCAACGTTGGGGACATTCAGACGATCTCGGACGGCGCCGACTGCCTAGACGCGACCGAGGTCTATGTGACCTTGCACATCTGGTCGCGGGCTGTCGGGCAAGTGGAGGCCCGCAGGCTTGCGGCATCAGCCCGCACGGCTCTGCACGGATGGCTTCCTGAACTCGCCGGTTTCCATGTCGTGGAGCATGAACATCAGGACACCCGCACGATGGATGATCCGGACGGGATCACCTCACACGCTGTCCTTACCTTCCGGGCGTTGATCGACCCGCTTTAACCCGCGCTTCCCGGTCGGAAGCAATTCAACTGAGGGCGATACTATGGCTGCTCCCCAGACGCTCCGCTTTGGCGCGGGCGCATTCTACATTGGCGATGGCGCGGAGACCGAGGTCTTCTCGAAGATCTGCGGCTTCACGGAGATGGAGCTCACCATCGACAAGGAAACGAACGATACGACGGTTCCAGACTGCGACTCGCCGGACAATGCCTCTTGGACAGAGAGGGATGTTGTTGCATTGGCGTGGTCAATGACCTTCTCGGGCGTGCTCGCCAAGGAAGCTCTTCCGCTTCTTGAGGACGCGACGTTCTCCTCGGCCGCGTCCAATGTCCGTCTTGACTTGGCCGGGGCTGGTGCTGCCGCTGGTACACCGAACAAGCGATATGCCGGCCGTGCCCACATCAATCACTCGATCACAGGCACCCGCGGCGAGAAGTGGCAGGTCAGTGTTACCGTGACGGGCGACGGCGAGCTCCTCCGCTCCGACGTGGCGGCTGCCTAATGTCTCGGGACGCTTCGATTGATTTCGATTGGGCGGATGGTCACCACACCTTCCGCCTGCCGATCGGCCAATTGCGGGAGTTGCAGGAGAAGACGGGCGTCGGCCCTCTGCGTCTCCTGCACCGGCTCATGGACGGATCGTGGATGGTCGATGACGCCCGCGAGGTCATGCGCCTCGGCCTGATCGGCGGCGGCATGGAGCCAGCCCAGGCCCTGCGCTTGGTCCAGCGCTACGTGGACGCCCGCCCGCTGGTCGAAGCCCAGGCCCCGGCCATGCTGGTGCTCGGCGCTGCTCTCCATGGCACCGATCAGGAGGGCCAGCCGGGAAAAGAGGAAGCGCCCGAAGCGGCGACGAGCGCACCTTCATCGAGTTCGCCGCCCTCTACGGAACAGGAGCCGTAATGGGCTTCCCGCCCCGAGAGGTGGACGCAATGAGCCTGTGGCAGTTCTTCGCCTGCCTGGATGGCTGGAACGCAGCCAACGGCGGTGAGCAGAGCAAGGAAATGACCGACGCGGAATTCGAGGTCGCGAGCCGCACTTACGATGCCTTCCCGGATCAGACCACCTGATCCGGTTGCTGGTCAATTTCGGCCTTGAACTCAGCAAGGCTTCTCCAACTTCTGCGCTGGCCCTCAACGATAGCTATGACGCCACTCCCTGCGTACTGGGCATATGGGATGCCCCGATAGGTGCCTGTTGGGCGGAAAAGTTCTGCCGGCGTTACAGCGGGGGCTTCGGTCGGTGGCGGTTCATGGCTGTCGGGCTGGGGTGGGGATGTGTTCCGGGCGATTTGCTCCAGCAGGTCCAGGGCGTAAGCAAATCCGAGAATTGGCGCCCCCGCCAGGAGCATTCCGATGCCCCATGCAGCGACCGTGAAAACTAGAGGTCCTGCCAGAATGCTGAAGGCTAGCGCGCAGAACCCAGCCAGAACGCTGATAAAGCCGAAAAACCGCAACAAGCCCTTTGCCATGAAGCCTCCCCTCACGTTGGGGCGGCATCTTACTTTGTGAGCCCCTGATGGCAACAGACATCGAACGCCTTACGGTTGTCCTTGAGGCGAACATCAAGAAGTATGAGCGCGAAATGGCCCGCACCCGTCAAGTGACGGACCGGGCCATGCGTGATGTCGAGCGGCGCACGCAGAATTCCATGCGGCGGCTCGATGCGATCATGGGCGGGATCGGCAACAGCATCAAAGGGGCCTTCGCTGGGGTACTTGCCGGGCTCTCTGTCCAGCAAGTGACACAGTTCGCTGATAGCTTCATTCGGGTCCAGAACGCTTTGAAGGTTGCGGGGCTAGAAGGGGAGCGCCTGCGGTCAACCTATCAGGCAATATTCGCGATCGCTCAGCGCCAGGGCGCTCCGCTGGAGGCAATGGCGCAACTCTACGGGCGCTTGAGTCAGGCGCAGAGCGATCTACGCGCTACCGGGCCGGAGATGCTCAGGGTCACAGAAGGGGTTGCTATGGCCCTGAAGGTACAGGGGACATCAGCCTCTGAAGCCTCCGGTGCTCTTCTCCAGCTTGGGCAGGCCCTCAGCGGGGGCAAGATCCAGGCAGAGGAGTATAACAGCCTTCTTGACGGGGCACGTCCTGTCCTGCAGGCGGTCGCGGCGGGTCTCGTTGAGGCGGGCGGCTCTGTCTCAAAGCTGACCCAACTGGTGAAGGACGGGAAGGTTTCCTCCCAAGCCTTTTTCCGTGCCTTTCTAGCCGGACTGCCTGTGCTTGAGCGTCAGGCCGCGAGCGCTGCGTCGACAACGGGGCAGGCGTGGGAGAATGTCAAGACATCCATGACGAACCTCGTCGGGGAGCTCGATAAGGTCGTTAACTACTCAGGCAGCACGGCGACTGCACTTGGGAAAATCGCTGAAGCCATTGATGGAATTTCCGCTGCTGTTTTGAATGCCGCTAGAGCGAACAAGGCTTACCGCGACAGTCTGCCTGGAGGCGCGAACGCCCCTGTAATTGATCCCCAGGAATTCCAGCGGTCGCAGCGCATCCAACAGCTTCAAGGGCTCCTGTCCCGTCAGAATGGGCGCCGTAATAGCCTTACCGCAGATTGGGAGAGTGAACTCCAAGGCTTGCTAGAGCAACAGCGTGCGAATGCTCGTTCAGGGCAGCCCGCGCCAGCGCCTTCAAAGTCTTCGCTGCCCTCGATGGCGGGCATGGATCTTCCACCCATCAAGCCGATTTCGCTGGATGACTACGCCGTTACCGATGATGGGAAATCACGAAAAGAGAAACTGAACGACCTCCAGCAGGAGATCAAGGCTATTAAGGAGCGCACGGCGGCGCTCCAGCAAGAAGCTACGACGGTCGGGCAGTCGGCGGCACAGGTTGCCGCAGCGAAGGCTGAGTTTGAGTTACTCGCCGCGGCTAAAGAGGCGAACGTCAAACTCACCCCGGCCCTTGAGGCCGACATCAAGAAGCTCGCGACAGCCTACGGCGAGGCGACCCAAAAGCTGGAAGAAGCGCGGCAGACCCAGGAAAGTTTTGTCGAGTTGCAGCAATTCATCGGCCAATCGATTAGCGGCTTCTTCTCCGACATCATCTCTGGCGGCGAGAATGCCGAAGAAGCTCTCATGAACCTGACCAAGCGCCTCGCCGACATGGCGTTGCAGGCGGCATTGCTGGGTCAGGGGCCGCTGGCCGGATTGCTTGGCAACGCCGGAACCAATGGCAGCGTGGGCGGGCTCATCGGCAACTTGTTCAAGGCCTTCATGCCGGGCAAGGCGGCGGGCGGCATGGTTAAGGCAGGCATGCCATATACCGTGGGCGAGAGCGGGCGGGAGTTGTTCGTACCAACGACGCCCGGGCGGATCGTGCCCAATGGCAAATTCGGCGGCGGCGGCATGCAGGTCGTCATCAACAACAACGCAGGGGCGCAGGTGTCCACGCGGCAGACGCAGGGCCCGCAGGGGCCACGGCTTGAGGTGCAGATCGAGCAGATGCTCAGCGGCATGATCGCAGGCGGGAAACTCGACAAGCCTCTCAAGGGCCGCTTTGGCGTCTCTCCGATGAGGGGGCGCTGATGGCCCTTCCTGTCTGGCCCTCCGCGCTTCCCCATGCGCCCTTGGCTCCTTCCGGTATTGCGGAGCCCCACCGATCTGTTCTCGAAAGCGAGATGACGGCGGGTAACACCCGCTCGCGCCGCCAGTTCACGGCCGTGATCGGCGTAGTCGAGATGAGCCTCCGCATGACCACGGCGCAATTCGAGACCTTCAAGGCCTTCGTGCGGGACACGCTCTCGCACGGGGCTGCTGACTTCACCATGCCGGTTTTCGATCTGACCGGCTGCACTGACAGGCGCGTTCGCCTCCGCAACGGGGGCAAGTACACGGCGAGCCGCGCCGGTTCTCGCATTAACGTTTCCTTCTCCCTCGACGTTTGGGATCTCTAAGTGCCGATTTCCGCTACCCAAGCCTGGGCCGAGGCCGCCGCCTCCGCGCCCAAGGATGAGGTCATGCTCATCACGATCGAGTTGATCCACCCGGTTTTTGTCGAGGGTGGCCAGCCGGCCCCGATCCGGGCCGTGAGGAATACCGAGGACATGAACCTCCGACTGGAAGACAGCGCCCCTGTCGGCGGCGGGCAGACGGTGCTCTTCAAGGCCATCCCGTTCGAAATCGACTATCCCCGCATCGGCAATCTCGGCGCCGAGGCCACGATCCGGCTCGACAACATCAACCGCGAGGCCTCTCGCTATCTCGAGGAAGCCGTGAAGCTGAACACGCCCATTCAGGCGATCTTCCGCGGCTATCTGGCCTCCGACCCCAACACGGTCGGGCAGGGGCCCTACAAGCTGATCCTGCGCAACGTGAAGCGCACGGCGCGGCAGCTTGAGGGACAGCTCGCCATCGCCCGGCCGCAGAATATGCGGGTCATGCGCGAGGTTTATGACATGCAGAGGTTCCCGGCACTACTTGCGATTAGCTAGCCACTCTCGGAGGATGTGGCGAATACTCTCAGGCCGCGAAGGCTTGGGGTCGGGTTGCTGACTGATCCACCGGTCGAGGCTGGCGAGATCGGCACTGTTGAGACGAACCTGAACCGGGGTGCCAACCCCTGTTGATGGTCTGCCTCTTGATTTTTTGGTTGCAGAAATCATCCTTATATGCAACCATAAAATCGAGAACACGGCAAGGTGGACCGCAATTGACATACGAGGAGTACATTCGGTCGCTGAGGTGGTCAGAGCTTCGACAGGAGGCTTTGGCCCGTGACGGGTTCCGATGCAGGGCATGCGATAGGGCCGAGGATCTTGAGGTCCACCATCGCCGCTACCCCGCAACGCTCGGGACAGAGACTGTGGACGATCTGACCACGCTCTGCCGCGAGTGCCATGAGGCCATCACAACCTTGATCCGGCGGCGGCGCTACAAACTGAGTTCCGTCCAGATTGGCGATGCAAAGCGCGTCACGCCGGGTCGGACGGAGATCAGCAGTGAACTACCAAACGTTGAGGTTTCGTCTTTCCAGCGTATCACCCCTGGTCGTGCACAATGGGCAATTGGCCGACCCTCTGAACCCGATAGCCAAAGCAATGCGGAAGGTGTCTCAGAAGCGGGCGAAGACGGAAGCGGATTTTGAGGAACTGGCGCGGCTTGAATTTCTCGGCGGGCTCTACCTTCATGACGGAGAGCCTTGCATCCCTGGGACGCTAATTGAAGCAACGCTGACGGAAGCGGCCAAGAAAAACCGGCGAGGACAACAGGCAAAGGCAGGCCTTCTTTCTGACGGGATGTTCCCTCTGCAATATGAGGGGCCGAGGAACCCCGACGAGCTTTGGGCTGATCAGAAGTTTCGATTGGTTGCGGGCGTGAAAGTCCAGCGCAACCGGATAATGCGGACGAGGCCCATCTTTCGGGATTGGTCGTGTGAGGTTTCCGTGGACTTCCTGCCGGATCAACTGAACCCGGGCGAAGTCGAGGAGATGTTTAGAACGGCGGGCGCTATCGTTGGGATAGGCGATTGGCGACCGAAGTTCGGAAGGTTCACAGTCGAAAGGCTGTGATTGCGAACACGCCAAGGCGAGGCGTGGCTAGGCGAGCCATGACGTTGGTCGGGCTTGGCCCGGCTGGGTCTGGTCTGGTGCGGCGTGGTTCGGCATGGTGGGCAGGCCGCTTCGGTGGCCTGCCCTTTTTTACAGGGCACTAGATGACTGATCGTCTCGCCTTCTTTGAGAGCCTTATCGGCATGCCGTACCAGATCGGTGCACGGGGGCCGGAAGCCTTCGATTGCTACGGGCTCGCCCGCCATATCCAGTTGGAGTTGGCCGGCATCGACATGCCGGATGTCGCCTTTGCCGAGCCGACGACCCGGGCGCAAGCCGAGGCCATGCTCTCGCACCCAGAGCGTCAGGCTTGGGAGGAAGTGCCCGAAGGCGAGGCGCGGGAGCTCGATCTCGTGCTGATGGGCAATGTCGCCAAGCGCGACTTCCACCTCGGCACCTACATTGTCCCGGTCACGGCTCCAGCCGTGATCCACATCGACAAGGCCGCCGGCGTGGTCGTGGACGATCTGCCGGCCCTACGGGCCTCTGGCTTCAACTACTGCCGTTTCTTCAGGCGCAAATGAAACTCGCGATTAAGCATCAACTCCAAGCCGATGAAGAACTGCTTCTGCCGGTTAGGGAGACGGAAGCCGCGATGGGTGAAACCATCGAAGGGTTCCTCTCCCGCACTGGCTGGCGCTTCGACGGCCTGCTCACGGTCTGCCGCGTCAACGGTCTTTATTATAGCCGTGCAGAGTGGTCGGCCTATCACCTCGCGGCCAATGACAATGTCGAGTTCATCAGCCGTCCGCTCGGTGGCGGCAACAGCGGCGCGACCGGCAAGAGCATCGGCGCGATTATCGCCTTGGTGGCACTCACCGCGCTCGCTCCTTGGGCCATGGGCGCAATTGGCCTGACGGGCACGGCGGCAAGCATTGGCGCCTCCCTGCTCATCGCAGGCGGGGCGATGGCGATCAGCCATTTCCTCAAGCCCAAGGCTGGCGGGCAGACTGACGCGAAGGACAACCTTTATTCTTTCGGCTTTGGCGGCAACCAAGCCCGCCCGCTTCAGCCGATCCCGGTCGGCTATGGCCGAACCCTGTCATTCCCCGATTTCGCCGCACCGAAATATTCCGAGTTCGACGGCGACAATATGACGGAATATGCACTGCTCGCGCTCGGCTGCGGCCGTTACGACGTTGAGGAACTGCGCATCTCCGATACAACGATCTGGACCAAGACCGGCGGCTATAACCCGTCGTTCCCCGGCGTTGACATCCAGATTGTTCCGCCTGGTCAAAAGGTGACGCTCTTCCCCGTGAATGTGGTCACGGCGACCGAAGTCTCGGGGCTGGAACTCAGTACGACCTTTACGGCCGGCTTCAGCGCCAATGCTGCCGGGACGCAGGCTACCACGCTTTTGCTCGATCTCATCTTCCCCTCCGGCTGCTTTTGGATGTGGAAGGGCGAACTGCGGGCGCACTCGGTCGGTGTCGAAGTCCAGGCCCGAACCATCAACGAAGCCGGAGCTCCGACCAGCGAATGGTTTGGGATCTGGGGCAAAACCTACACCTTTTCCAAGCAGTCACAGATCCGTATGACCGAGCGCATCTCCGTCCCCGCAGGGCGCTACGAAGTTAGGGCACGGCGCACGAGCATCCCGATCAAGGACATGCCGCCCGACCCGCGCCTTTCGGGCATGGATGATCTGATTTGGTCGGCGCTGCGGGCGCATATCGATGGCCCGAACGCCTTCCCGCGTGTGACGACCATTGCCGTGCGCGCCAAGGCGAGCGAGGCCCTACAGGGTATCACCAACGGGCAACTCGGCGTGATCGCGACCCGCATGGTTCCGGTCTGGAACGGCAGCGGCTTTGTCGAGCAGCCGTCTCGATCCATCGCCTGGGCCGCGCTTGATATGTGGCGCAATGCCGATTATGGCGCGGGCCTCCCGCTCGATCAGATCGACTTCCAGTCATTCTATGCCTACGATCAGCTTTGGTCGTCGCTGGGTCATACCTTCGATCACGTCTTCAAGGAACCGCAGACGCTCGATGACGCGCTCGAGACGATCCTCAAGGCGGGCAGGGCGGTCCCGGCTCCCGTGGGCGACCGGCTGACCATCGTCCGTGACGAGCCGCGGGGCATCCCGCGCATGATGTTCACCGACTATGACATCGTGAAGGACTCGCTCACCATCGATTACACGCTGGCCGACGACGACATCGCGGACGGCATCGTGGGCGAATACATCGATGAGACCACGTTCCGGCTGGCGGAAGTGTCCAGCGCCCCGAGTGGGGTGACGCTGGCGAAGCCTGCCCGCGTGCAGCTCCAGGGCGTCCAGAAGCGCTCACAGGCGACTGGTCTTGTGCGCTTCATGGCGGCGGAGAACCTGCTGAGGCGTGTCACCGTGACATGGACGGCGCGGGCAGAAGGCCGTCTGCTGAAGCGTGGCGACCTCGTGCTCTTGTCGTGCGAGGAGCCCGAGACCTGGGGGCAGTCGGCCGAGATCGTCGGCTACAACGACAGCTCACGCACGCTCACCTTCGACCATGATCTCGACTGGAACGAGAGCGGAAATCACTATATCGAGATCCGGCGCCGGGACGGTCAGCCCTGGGGGCCAGTCCGTGTTACTCGGGGCGCGTCCGACCGCCTTGCCGTCGTCAACGCCTCCGACATGGCGGCCGAGGCCACGCGTCAGGGCATGAGCCTTGCTGATGCAGTCGCCCGCTCGGATCTGGCCGACCGCCCGACCGCCGCATTCTCGCCAGGGCAACCCCGCACCTTCCGCGTGCTCATCACCGAAGGCACGCCCGACACGGACGGGGAGCACATCACCCTCTCGGGCGTGGTGGACGACCCTGGCGTCTATGACATCACGGAGGACGGCGTTGCGCCTCTCCCGAGCGTGCCCGATGTCTTCTCGCGTGCGATGCCGATCATCACCACGCTCGGGGCAAATGTCTATCAGCGCGGGCTCAATCTCATCCTTCAGGCGGGCTGGCAGCCGGCGCGGGGTGCCATCAGTTACATCGCGGACGTATCCTATGATAACGGAGAGACATGGGTTCGTGCCTACGAGGGCGACAAGACCACATTCGAGGCCATCGTCGCGAGTGCTCAGACCATTCGGTTGCGCGTGGCGGGCATCACGCCCGCAAACGTAATCGGCGCGTTCAGCATCGTGGTTGTTAACCCGCCGCCCCTCGTCATGAAGAACGACTTCTTCATGATGGAGATCCGGCCGGATGACCTCGTGCCGGAACTGGCGCGGGATCTCGATGGGCTCGGGCTTCTCGACCAGGTGGCCGATCTTGCCGGGGAGGGACGGGTCGTGGCCGAAGAGGCCGATGAGCGGGCACGGGCGGCGATTACTCAGGTGGCCGAGGTGCAGGTCACGGCCGACAAGGCGCTGGCGATCTTCGGCACTGATGTCACGGCAGAATTCGATGAGAGCGGCGTCACGGTGGGCGAGCGCTTCACGGCCGTGGCGGATGTCACCGGGCAACTCGTTGGGGCCTGGAAGGTGACAGTGGACTCCGCAGGCTACTTCGCGGGGCTCCAGCTGATCGGGCAGAATGGACCGGGCGGCTTCCAGTCCGAGTTGAAGATCGCAGTCGATGATTTCCTGATCGGGGCACCGGGGTCCGGGTTCGGGGAGGAGGCGGTCTTCGCCGTCTCCACCCGCAACGGTGTCGCTCGCGTGACCATGCGCGGCGACTTCATCGCGGACGGATCGATCAACACCAACCAGCTCAATGCGCTTAATCTCACGGCCCTGACCGCAAAAGTGACGGGCACGCTGTCGGCGGGCAAGATCGCAAGCGCCAACGGCAAGATGCTGATCGACCTCGACAACAACCGGATTACGGTGTCTGACTGATGCCTCGCGTTGTGATCGGGCGCCATCCAGTGGCAGCCGGGACCGGCATTTATATCGCGCTGCCCGGGCAGGACGTGGCAGCGTACAACCCTACCGCTCGCGACGGGCTGTCACTGTCGAGCGATTGGCCGCAGGTCGCCTGCGTGGTTGGATCGGGGCTGTGCGCCCTCGGCGCTTTTGTGCCCTACCCGAGCGTGGTGTCGGGGTTCCTGCCGTATGTGCAGTTCAACCGCCTTCTGTCGACGGGCTACGACACGCACGAGACCGCCGTGTTTCTGACGCAGATCTACCGCGGCGGCCCGTTCACCGTTCAGGAGGAACACCGCTCACGTTGGCTGTGCAGCCAAGGATCCAGCGGCTTCACGATCGTGCGTTCCCCTGGAGGCTACACCGATAGCGGCGCAGCTGATGCCGTGTTCCGCTATGTGCTTTTCAACATGAGCGTGCTTGGATGACGAACCGCGTCCTGATCACAGACAACACGATCCGCGTGTCGAAACCGGGCATTGATGTGAGCTCGGCCATCCTCCGCGACCTCGTGCTGAGTGCCGAGCAGCGCGTCGGGCAGATCCTGGGCTCGGGACAGGTGGGTTTTACCAATATCGGCACGAACCCGAACTTCCCAGGACCGTTTCAGGCCGTGATCAATTACGGCCCGTTCGACCGCACGCCCGACCTGTTTCTCTACCCTGTCATGGGTAACGGTATGTCCTATGCCCATGCCGGCTTTACCCGCACGACGCCCAGCACCAACCAGACGACCTTCTATAATATGTGCAAGGTCCAATCCTGCACGATGACCAGCAGCCAGTGCGTCATGGTCGCCGCGCCAGAACTGAATTACTTTGGCGACGGGCCGGAATGGTACCCGGCCTGGCTCGTCTATGTGATCTATCGTAAGCCGCTGACGAGCTGATCCATGCTGCTGCAATTCGCCCAGAACGGGGATGCGATGCGCCTGATGAGCGGCGACGCCTATGTGGCGGCCGATCTCGATCCGCGCGTGCTGTTTTCTTCGAAATACCGGTCAAGCCTGATCGAAAGTTTCGTGACCACGATCACGGTCGGGACGACCGAGGTTGCAGGCGATTTTTGGCTCGGGCACAATTATGCGGTCGCGCCGGCCTGCTTTGGCGTTGCCGTAGCAAACGGCACCATTCTCTATCCTTACGGCTATTCGCTCTCGACCCTAAGTGACGTCAATTCCAATACGTCCTGGGTGAATAGCAGCGAATATTTCGTGATCTCGGCCACCATCAGCCGCGTCTTCTACCGCATCAAGCGCCTGAACAGCACCGCCACTACCACGATCCGACTCTGGGCAATGGGTTAACGCATGATTGTATCCTACGACCTTTCAACCGGGCGCATCACCGGCGCTCATGAACATGCTGGCGATGAGAACGCCTATATCGAGTTGCTCAAACAGCACGGGCAGGGCGGCGTTCGTCTCGGGATCGACGGGCAGCGATACTATGTCAAGGACGGCGTGATCGTACCGCGGCCCGATGCCGACATCGTGCTGGACAAGGCGGCGATTACCATTGAGGAGTCGGCAACCCTGTCGGGCGTCAAGAAGGGGGCGCGGGTGACGATCACCGGGCCATCGACACGCCATACGGCAGAGGCGACTGGCCGTGACATCATACTGACGTTCGCGCTGCCCGGCGACTATGAAATCCAGATTGACGTCTTCCCATATCTCGACGCGCTTTTCCGAGTGAGTGTCTCCGCATGAAAATATTCGTCGCTCCCGACCTCGACGCCTATAAGGAAGCCGCTCTTTCTGCGGTTGATGGTTGGGCAGGTGCCCTCCGTGCGCGACCTGCGTCTCAGGCCTCCATGGACGCCTTCAAGCGGGCCGAGGCCCAGAAGGTTCTTGCCGGTGAGCCGTCCCGCCTGATCGAAGAGGAAGCCCGCATCCATGGCATCACGCCCGAGGCGCAGGCCGATACAGTGATTGCCGCTGCCGCTGCAACCGTCGATCTTGAGCTCGAACGCATCCAGGTAAAGACCGCCATCCGAGCTGCGAAGAACCATGCCGACGTGTTGCTCATCCTGACCGAGCGCGGCATCAGCCTCCCGAACGCTCGCTAAGCCCTCTCACAATCCACGCCCGCCACCATCGACCAAGCACTGCTTGGCCGGGAGCTTTTCTATGGCCCTCGATCCTTCATACTTCTTCTATTCGGACGGCACGATCACTCTGACCCACGGGTCGGACATCGCCACTGGCGACATGGTCGTCTGGGATCCGGCCGTGCTGCCGTTCGACTTTGTGTTCCCCAATAACGGCACGGACGGCATGACCGTCATCAAGGAAGTGCTGTCGGTCAATCAGATCCGGCTGGCCAAACCCTGGACAGGCCCGACCCTGACGGATGTTCCTTACTTCATGCTGCGATGGGTCAAGCACACGGACCCGAAGGTCTATGCGATCAGGGTGTCGGAATATCTGACGCGGCTCAAGAGCATCCCGGGGGAAATCGAGGATGCCCTTGCAAGTGCGCTGGCTCAGATTAACGGCGTGGTAGGCGCTGCTACGGCGTTGCGCGACACGAAGACGGCTGCGGCAGCGGCCATCATCCCACCTGAGGCCTTGTATATTCGCACAGCAGGATATGCGGCCATAGGTGACGGCGGCGGTGCGCTTTATAAAAAGATTGCCGCGCCTTCAGTCCCGAAGGCTTGGCACTTTCAGTCAGCGGATGGTGCTTGGTGGGAACTGGCCGAGAGCCGCCCGAACGTCAAAATGTTCGGCGCCAAGGGCGACGGAGTGGCTGACGATTACGCGGCGCTCCAGGCGGCGATCGACTACATGCCGAACTCCACGGTGGATCTGGAATGGGGCGGGGTTCTGGCCGTGCCGACAGGCACGTACCGGATTACGCAGCGACTCACCATCAACAAGAACCTGACGATCGAAGGCGACGGGAACACGGTGTTTACCGGCAACCTGTCCGGGTTGGCGGTCGGCGTTCGGCACGGCCTGTTCATCGGCAGCAATACCTACCTGACCGAGACAAGCCAGGGTTATTACCGGGTCATCGTTCGGCGCATCACTTTCAAGTTCACCGGTCATGAGATGTGCGTTCGGTCTGTCGGCCTTCGCACGGTGCGGTTTGAGGAGTGCGCGTTCAACTATGGGACATCGTGCAGCCTTTTGATCGACAGTGCCTGGTCCAATGCTTGGGTCAAAAGTTGTTGGTTCTCTGGCGGGCCTGCGACGGCGCTGATCATCCAGAACAACTCCAACGCCTTTCTGATCGAGGGCAACCGTTTTGCGGGCTACGACGACACCCCGACCGACGGCCGGGCGATCACCGTCAAGGATTGCTCGGGCGTCTGGATCACCAAGAACGACTTTGAATATAGCCGCTATCAGATCAACGCCTTCAGCACTGGCGTCATGGATTGCAACAACCTCCACATCGAGAACAACTGGATCGAAGGGGCTGTTGCTAACTCAATCACGCTTGACAACACCACATCGAACTTCAAAGGCCTGACGATCTGCGGGAACTCGATTTACGATCAGGGCAGCAGTGGCCCGGGCGGCGTCTATCTTGGGGTTGCGGGCGGTGCAGGGATCTTCTCGGGTGTGATTGAGGGCAACACCTTCCACGGCCAAGCAAAAATCTATATGCGTTCCGATGGTACCAAGTACGAAAACCTCTTGATCCGGGGCAACACGCCTGACGACCAGAACGGCCCCGCGGCCTTTGCAGCGGTCAAAAGCGCAGCGCAGACTCTCCCAGCGGCCGCATATACGCTAGTCACTTGGGAGACGAAACGTTTTGACCGGGGCGGCTTCTTCACGGACGGCAGCTCGCGCTTCTCAGGCAATCAGTGGACCCCTCCGCGCGGGTTGGTCAGGATAGAGGCGCAGCTGCGGTTTACCCCTGTGAGCAACTACGGCACTTACGGCATCGCGATCTATAAGAACGGGACAGCCCTCAAAATCGCGCTCCAATCGAATGCCGGCACAGGAGGGGGGGACCGCTCAGTTTCCGTGATGGACATGGCATCGGGGACCGATGTTTACGCGGTCTATGCCTATGCGGAGTCGGCTGCGGATGTGTCTGCCGATCAAAGCCGCTTTGAGGGCTACCAGATCCAATAAGCCGGTCTTGCCGAGACTAGCTATCCTTCACGATGAGCAGATCCAGCCACGGATAGGTAAATGCCAGTGGGAGCGTGGGCTCGATCTCAAGGAGGAGCTGACGAAATCTGCCATCCCGCGACAGGCGCCACCAATCAGCTCGCCCCTGGTCGCGAGCGGAGGTGAAGTCTTCTAGGGATGGCAGGACTTTAAGGTCACCAATTCTGCATCCCAGCGCGATTTCGATGTCGTGATAGCTTGCCCCGCGCCCCCAGCGAGCAAGTCTCACCTCGTCGTCGTCCTGCCTTTCAAGGAAGGCATCCTTATACACGGGGCGCTCCGTAAAGCGGCTGTAGTCTTTCGCAACTTCGTCAGGCAGCCAGTGGAAGAAGTTTGCTAGGGCTGTATGCTGATCAAAGAACCAGAGCCGGTTAGGGCACTCGAAGACGCCCAATATGCCGCCCTTACGCAGCTTGGCCCATGCCTTGGCGAGAGAGGTTTTGCGCTCGCTGTGCGTCATGTGTTCCAAGGTCGCGAAGAACAGGATCATGTCATATTCGGCGCTGAGCGTGTCGATGTCTGTGCCGTTCATGTAGAACAGGTCTGTTGACGTATCAGGGTGGCGCGCCAACCTTTCCCGCGCAATCTCAAGGGCCTGCTGGTCAACGTCGATGCCATCGACATGCGCCCCGCGTTGCGCCATTGCAAGCGTTGAGGAGCCTGTGCCAGCGCCAATCTCTAGGATGCGGAGCCCCTTAATGGGTCGGAAGCTTTCCATCCAGGGGATGTACCTGGCGGCGAAATCCTCAAAACGGCCGGTCAAATGGTGCTCAACGTCTCTGGCGACGTAGTCCGGGAGCGGCCCATCGGGATCCAAATCAGGATACCCGTGCTTCAGTATCATCGTTCTTAGGCTGCTGGTCGGCACGCTTGCCCCTCCATTTTTTCGCGGTGCGCATCGTTCCCTAAGTTGCTTGGGGCGACAAGGACTTTTTATCTAATCACGAGGACACCATGACCACCGACACCTTCGGGCGGGCGCTTGATCGCGCCGCCTTCTTCGCGGCTGTGCGGGCGAGCCTGTTCGGCGGGCGCCTGAACCAGAGCCAGGTGGAGGGCCTCGACGCCCTGCTCGATGCAGCGCCGGCCGACATGCCGTTGGAGCATCTGGCCTACTGCCTCGCGACCGCTTACCATGAGACAGCCCGGACGATGCAGCCGATCAAGGAGTTCGGCGGCGCGGCTTACTACAAGCGCATGTACGACATCGAGGGGAGCCGGCCGGCGAAGGCGCGGGAGCTTGGCAACCTGACCCCTGGCGATGGCGTCAGGTTCGCGGGCAGGGGATATGTCCAGCTAACGGGCAAGGCGAACTATGCCCGCGCGTCAAAGGAGATCGGGTTCGATCTGGTCGCGAGCCCCGACCTCGCCATGCAGCCAGGGATCGCGGCAGTCATCATGTATTCCGGCATGACGGCGGGCTGGTTCACCGGCAAGAAACTCTCTGACTACTTCCGCCCCGGTCTCGAAGATCCCTACAACGCCCGTCGGATCATCAACGGCACGGACAGGGCGAGCGAGATAGCGGACTACTACCGCAAGTTCCTGGCGGCACTCACTGCGGCTCAAACCCAAGCCCCTGTTGCCGATGTTCCGATCCCGCCACCACCTGAGATCGAACCTCCTCCGGTTCCCGTTTCCCAGCCCGCCGCTTCAGGCGGGTTTTTCTATGCCGCTCTCAAGAACCTCCTTGAGGCCCTGTTCGGAAGGAAAGCATGATGCCTCCCATCATTGGACTGCTTCTCCAATATGCTCCCGAGTTGATCGGCGTCTTCGCCGGCGCGAAGGCTGGCACGGCGGCCGGGAAGGTGGCCGATGCCGCCAAGGTCGTCTTCGGGACGGATGATCCAAAGCTGGCTCAGCAGCAGATCGAGGCAAATCCGGAACTCGCCAAGGCCTTTGTGGAAAAGGCGAGGGCAGAGATTGCCTACATGACTCAGGCGAACCAGGCGCAAGCCGCGCTCGCGATGGCTGAAGTCGAGAAGAGCTTCTGGCACTCCGGCTGGCGGCCGGCACTCTCCTGGCTCCTCATTTTCATGTGGCTCTGGAATGTCTGCATTGGCTGGACGATCCAAATCCTATCTCGGATCCCGGTCCCCATCATCCCTTGGGAGCACTTGCTAGCGTTCTCCGGCCTCTGGCTCGCGATCTATGGCGGCGGGCACACGATCAAGAGCATCATGGGGGCAAAATGACCATGCTGCACAGGAAGATAGCCCAATCTGTATTTGGGGACGCTGCAAGCGACGCTATATTAAACGGAGAGGGGAGGCGCTGCGAACGCCGCCCCCTCCTAACCGAAAGAGCCTGTGTCGGAGGCCCCATGGCTACGCAGAATAGAAGCGCAGAATGGCGCGTGATTCAATCATTCCCTGATTACGAAGTTTCGGACCAAGGCGTTATCAGGCGCCGCGTCCCGCATTCTCGTTTGAAGAACTCGTTACCTGCTGGGCATATCGTGCCGCAATGGGTTCTCCGAACTCCATTCAAGAGGCGCGACGGGTCTAAGCTCATAAAGCAGTATAAGGCCGTTTCGCTCTATGACGCAGAGAAGCGGATCAAGAAGAACGTCCTTGTCAATCGTATCGTTTGCGAAGCATTCCATGGGCCAGCGCCAACCGAGCGACATCAGGCAGCCCATAACAATGGGTACTCATTCGACAATCGCGCCGGGAACCTTCGCTGGGCATCTCCAGAAGAAAACCAAGCAGATCGCACCGAGCACGGCACCCACAACAAGGGCAGCCGTCATGGAATGTCTAGGATAACTGAAACGGACGTGATTGCCATCATCTCAAGGCTAATGGCCGGCGAGGACGAAGCGTCAATTGCGGCCGTCTATGGGGTGGGGAGGACAACAGTCACCCGCATTCGGCTAGGGACTACCTGGGAACATGTCAAACGCCCAGAAGGGTTCGATGCCATCCAAGAGCCGCGCAGAAATCCGATGACGGAACAGGACGCAATCACTGCCTTGACAAGAATGGAGGCAGGAGAGAGCCCCATTGCGCTCGCTAAAGAATACGGCACCACCAAGCGGGCAATGTACTCGCTCCGCCGTGGGGCGACATGGCCGCACATGAAGCGCAGCGGCGACTCCGTGCGGGCGATTGCCGAGACGCTCCTGCCGAAGGTTGCTGGAAAGGGGGCTTGATCTTGCCGCACCGGATCGTCCTTCGCGTCGGGCAGGGGATTGCCGAGCACTTCCCTGTCCGGGTCTCGGAATGGATCATGCTCGTTCCGCTCCTGGGATGGGCGTCGACCTTGGCCCTGGACCCCCTGACCTTCGACAAGTCGTCCTCCTTCGCTGAAATGGCCCGGTGGGCGGACGAAACCACATGGTCGTGGATCTGCTACGGCGCCGCCTTCCTGCGTCTGGTGGCCCTTGCCGTGAACGGCACCTTCAAGGCCCGCTTCCCCTACTCGCCGCACTTCCGGGGGCTGGCCTCGCTCGTGATCTGCATCTTCTGGGGTCAGATCACCCTCGGCATTCTGGTCTCTGTCGCCAACAACGGCGGCGTCATGACCGGGTTCTGGGCGTATAGCGGGTTCATGCTGCTCGAGACGTGGAACCTGCTCCGGGCGTGGGTCGATGTTGGGGCCATCAAGGCGGCTCGTGGCACATGATCGACTTCACCTCCCCGAACACGATTGCCTTCCTGCAATTCCTCGGGCTTGGCTTCCTCGGCGTGGTGGCAGCCTTCGGGCAATGGTTCGGGAGGCGGAAGGAGAGCGCCCCGGCACCCTCTAAGGATGTCGTGGTTCCATCCCTCGCCATCGCTGACAATGCGGCGATCACTCACATGGCCGATACGCTGCGGGAGGCAAACCGCGTTGCCCGGGATCACCGGGAGCATGACACGGAAATCCTCTACGAGTTGAAGGCCATCAAGGAGAGCCATCAAAGGATCGAGAGCCTGCTCGGCCGGATGCTGGATCAGATGCGGGGGCGGTAGATCAGCATTCTGGGCCCCCCGTCAACTGCCTCTGAGCGTCCATCACGGCTTGCCGCCAAGCTGCCGGACTCTATGTCGTCCCTTCCCAGGAGATGCGGCACATCACTTGGACCTCATGCCCCGCTGGCTCAGGCTGGCGGGGCTTCCGCCCTCCCATCCAGAGCAAGGGGAGAGGTGAGGGCGGCGCGAGCCTTTCGATAGCGTTCCTGCCGGGCCTCGTCCCGCGGCGTGATGATGGTGAGCCGCCCAAGGTCCATGTTGTCCTCTAGGTCTGCCAGCTTCACGATGGTGGCGATCCGGTTCTTGCCGCAGCGGGCCACGAAGTCCTGATAGGCTTCCCCCTTACGCCGAGTGAGGGCGTCTAGGGCTTCGATGACCGCAGGGCTGAAGCCCGCACAGGACAGCCTCTCGATGGGCCACCTCGGGCAATCTTCCACGACATCATGAAGGACGGCGACAACCCCGACATCGGGCTCGTCAACCCGGAAAGCCTTTTGCATCACTCGGAGCGGGTGCAGGATGTAGGGAGCGCCGGCCTTATCCACCTGACCGGAATGCGCCTCGGCAGCAATCGCGATAGCTCGTTCAAGGGTGCTCATTTCCCATCCCCTCCCAGAGCAAGGCAGGACAGAGGGGTGATAGTGAACCCTCTGTCATTGAGGCGGCGGATCATCTCTTCAGCTTCAGCAATGTAGCCGACGTAATGGCCCATGAATGTTGGATCATCCAGCAGATTGCCCAAGGGCTCCTTCAACTCCCGCTCCCGCTGGAAGCTCTCCAGACGGCCGTCAATGGATGCCCACACCTCGGCCAAGGCTTCGACTTCGGGTTTCTCACTCATCGCCCGCCCTCCAAGCCGTAAGAGGGGCGGGAAGGGAGGCCCTTTTGATGCAGGCAGACGCGAGGACGGCGTAAAGGGCAAAAATGAGGTTCCCCGTCAAGACGAAGCAGCCGAGCGAGTGAAGGCAGATCAGTGAGAAAGGCCACATGTAAGGGGTGAAAAGCTTGTCCCTCATCTCACATCCTCCCGATAGCGAGAGGGGCGGGAAGGGTTTGACACTTTCCCGAATTCCCTTTGAGTCTCAGTGACAGGTTAGACAAGATTTTTGCCCCTAAGTCATTGATATTGGCTGATGGGAACTTGACTGAAAATCGCAGTGTCGGTGGTTCGATTCCGCCCCTGGGCACCACTTTTCCCGAAATAATTCAGTCGTTGTAACGGCAACAACGGGGCTCATCACCCGAATTGGGCACGCCGCGTGCCGACGTGGCGTTATGCTCCACAGCCCTTCGAACCGCCGAGTGCTTCTAGCCGTTCCGAATAATGCTGCGCCATCGCCGGAATCCGCTGGACCCATGTTTACGGTGTGCGGTGCGGCGCCGTTGAATTGAGGAATGAGCAGATCCGCTTTCCGCTCCCTGGGTGTGGGGCTGATCAGATCACGCCCACCGAACAGTCGATCAGGAGCCCGCAGGTCCGGTCAACGAGGCTCCCACCAGGCATCCGGAACGCCAAGCCGGCGCTCGGGACGGCTCTGGTCAAGCATGCTCCAAACGTGAAACCCCTGCGGAGAACTTGCCTTGATCCGGCTCAAAGGCAAGCGGGCAGCCCGTCGTCGGACTTGCCCGGCCTGCTCTTCAGAGCCGCATGGTCCGCAGGCGGATCGCGTTGCCGATCACGCTGACCGATGACAGCGCCATGGCCGCGGCCGCAATGATCGGCGACAGCAGGATGCCGAAGAACGGGTATAGCACGCCCGCCGCGACCGGCACGCCGAGCGCGTTGTAGATGAAGGCGAAGAACAGGTTCTGGCGGATGTTGCGCATCGTGGCATGCGACAGCCGACGTGCCCGCACGATCCCGGTCAGATCGCCCTTGAGCAGGGTCACGCCCGCGCTCTCCATGGCCACATCGGTGCCAGTGCCCATCGCGATGCCCACATCCGCCGCGGCGAGCGCCGGCGCGTCGTTCACGCCGTCTCCCGCCATCGCGACCACGCGGCCCTCGCGCTTGAGCTTCTCGACCACGGCGCTCTTCTGCTCCGGCAACACCTCCGCCTCGACCGCGTCGATCCCGAGCCGCTTGGCGACAGCCCGTGCCGTGGTCCAATTGTCGCCGGTCAGCATCACGACATGGATATCTTCCTCCTTCAGCCCGGCCAGCGCCTCTGGCG